GCATCTAAACGTGCTGATGGGTGTGCAGTCCGTGGTAAGACGAAAGGGAAAATGGTATGAAAAAGATGACTGGCATGGGCGCTACAAAAATGGGCGCTGTTAAGACTGCTGCTCCTAGTCGTGACGGTGTTGCTACTAAGGGCAAAACCAAGGGCAAGATGGTTGCCATGATGAATGGCGGCATGCCTAAGACCAAGATGAGCAAGGCGAAGTGCTAAATGCTTGCCTCACGCGGTATGGGGGCGATTCGCCCCTCTAAAATGCCAAAGGCCAAGACAAAGCGCCGTAAAGATGGTGACGCGTTTCAGACGTTCAAAGATGGTGGGGAGTCGCGTGTCAATGAAGCAGGTACTTATACGAAGCCTGGCATGCGTAAGAGCCTGTTTGAAAAGATTAAGGGTTCCGCGACTCAAGGGACTGCTGCGGGTCAATGGTCAGCAAGAAAAGCTCAGCTCTTGGCAAAGAAGTACAAAGCCGCAGGCGGTGGTTATAAGTGATCTCAGCGCCGGTGTACGACCCAAAGAGAGACGGGAATGTGTTTTCGTGGGTTTTAAAAGCTGCACAGGTGTACCGGGAACGAAAGAGGACTGAGCGAAATGCCGCTAAAGAAGCCGCAGCAGAGCTTGAAAGAATGGACAGCCCAAAAGTGGAGAACTAAGAGTGGCAAACCTTCTTCAACTACTGGTGAACGATACCTTCCTACAAACGCCATTAAAGCTCTGTCTCCCTCCGAGTATGCAGCTACTACAAGGGCAAAACGGGCAGGTAAAGCTGCGGGTAAACAGTTTGTTAAGCAACCAGCAGGAATTGCAAAGAAAACAGCGAGGTATCGATAATGGCTGAAAAGTGGATACAGAAGGCAATTAAGAAGCCTGGTGCACTGCGCGAATCTCTTGGCGTCAAGAAGGGTGAGAAGATCCCCGCTGGTAAGCTGGCTGCAGCCGCTAAGAAGCCTGGCAAGATGGGCCAACGTGCACGCTTTGCGCAGACCCTAAAAGGACTTAAGAAGTGACCACTTCTGGCACCGCAAGCTTTAACCTAGACCTCAACGAGCTTGTTGAAGAGGCGTTTGAGCGTTGCGGCGCTGAGCTACGCACGGGCTATGATCTACGGACGGCACGGCGTAGCCTAAACCTTTTGTTTGCTGACTGGGCAAACCGTGGCATAAACCTCTGGACGATCGAGCAAGGCGAGATAAACCTTGTGCAAGGCCAAGCCACTTACGCGCTACCCGTGGACACGGTGGATCTCCTAGAGCACGTCATTCGCACCCAGGCAGGCAGCGTACCGAATCAGGCTGACTTGACGATTACGCGTATCAGCGTGTCGACCTACGCTACGATTCCCAACAAGCTGACCCAGGGCAGGCCCATACAGGTCTGGATAAACCGGCAGAGCGGTGCTACGACCCCCACAGGCGTCAACGCGCCTACGATCAATGTGTGGCCTACCCCAGACAACTCAACGCCGTACAAGTTCGTTTACTGGCGTATGCGGCGCATCCAAGATGCTGGCTCTGGTGGTGTACACAACCAAGATATTCCGTTCCGTTTCCTTAACTGCTTAACAGCAGGACTGGCCTACTACCTTGCGTTAAAGATTCCTGATGCGTACAACCGTCTGGCTGACCTGAAGGTGATGTATGACGAGGCGTGGGAGCTGGCGGCTGGTGAAGACCGTGAGAAAGCGGCTGAGCGGCTGGTACCCCGTCGCATGTACATAACGTGATATGGCGAATAGGTTTGCATCAGGCAAGATTGCAATCGCTTCGTGCGATCGGTGTGGATTTCAGTATCAGCTGAAGGAACTACAGACGCTTGTCATCAAGACCAAGAACGTGAATCTTCTGGTCTGTAAGGAGTGTTGGGAACCTGATCAGCCGCAGTTGCAGCTTGGCATGTACCCTGTTGATGACCCGCAAGGGCTGCGTAATCCAAGACCAGATACTACCTACAGGGTGGCAGGTACGACAGGGCTGCAGATCGACCCAGGCAGCGGCCCTTTGGGTAGCGGAGATGTGTCTGGGGGGAGTAGAATTATCCAATGGGGATGGGCACCTGTTGGCGGTTCCAGAGCAAATGATGTCGGCCTTACGCCCAACAATTTAGCGCTAAGCATCACGCTTGGCTCAGTTACTGTGTCTGTCTCATAGGAGAACGAAATGGCGCATCCAGATGTAGCAAAAGACAAGAGCGTGGTTAAAAAAGCCGTGCACAAGCACGAGGCAAATATGCACCCCGGCAAGCCCAAGACCAAGCTCAAAAAAGGCGGCATGCCCAAACCTCCTATGGAGTCCATGATGGAGAAGAAGATGGGCAAAGGCATGGCGAAAGTCATGATGCAGAAAAAAGCTGGGAGGGGTCGATAATGAACAAGATGCCTACCCCAGTACCTGTAAAGGATACTAATAATGGTTACCCGAATAATGTCCCTAATACGCAGACTGTTAAAACGCGTGGCACAGGAGCGGCTACTAAGGGCACTAACTCGTCGAAGAAGCTAGGCTAAATGAATTACGCAACTCTGTTTGAGACGATCAAGGGGTATGTCGAGAACGACTTCCCCAACACCCAGTACACCGATTCGTCGGGTACTCTGGTTAATTACACGTCTAAAGAACAGATTGACACGTTCATTCAGCAGGCTGAGCAGCGGATCTACAACAGTGTTCAGTTCCCGTCGATACGAAAGAATGTCACGGGTGCTACATACGCTTCTAACCCGTACCTCTCATCGCCTACAGACTTCTTGGCTGTCTACTCAATGGCGGTCATTGATGGTAGTGGCAATTACGAGTACCTGCTTAACAAGGACGTGAACTTCTTACGGGCTGCGTACCCAAACCCAAACACTACGGGCATACCTAAGTACTACGCTTTGTTTGGGCCAACAACCACTAACGCTAACCCGCCAGTAATCACTAACGAGCTGAGCTTCATGCTGGCCCCCACACCAGACAACTCGTACTCAGTAGAGTTGCACTATTACTACTACCCAGAATCGATTGTTACGGCGAGCACTACATGGCTTGGTGATAACTTTGACTCTGCGTTGCTCTACGGCGCACTACTTGAAGCTTATACCTATATGAAGGGTGAACCTGATGTAATTGCTGGGTACCAGAAGCGCTACGAAGAAGCAATGAACCTGGCTAAACGTCTTGGTGATGCGATGGAGCGGCAAGACGCCTACCGCTCTGGGCAAGTAAGGTATGCGGTGAAATAAATGGCGTTTACTGGCAACTACACCTGCAACTCTTTTAAGAACGGCCTCTTAGAAGGTGCGTTTAACTTTGACTCTGGTACGTTCAGAATTGCGTTGTACACCAACAATGCCACGCTAGACGAAAATACAGCAGCATATACAACAGTTGGCGAGGTTGTTGCATCAGGATATACAGCAGGTGGGGAGATACTGACCCCCACACAAGGAATTACAAGCGGAACGTCTTTTGTTTCGTTCGCAACGGTGTCGTGGTCTGGAGCGTTTACAGCAAGAGGTGCTTTGATCTATAAGGCAGGTGACAACGGTGCCATATGTGTTTTAGACTTTGGTGCAGATAAAACGTCTACCACGACATTTACGGTGACCTTTCCAACGGCATCCAGCACGGATGCTCTAATTCGACTTTCGTAAGGAGTTTTAAATGTTTAGCGAAACTGCAAAATCTACTGACATGGTCGCCTCTGGTGTTCGTGTTGACCCCGTGTTGCGTTCACGCGCTGGAGCCGGTGGCGTCTTTACATTCAAATGCTATGACAAAGATGGCAACTTGAAATGGGAAGAAGTTAATCATAACCTCGTCGTGAACGTGGGCCTTAAAGACATGAACGACAAGTACTTCAGCGGATCTACTTATACCGCTACTTGGTACCTCGGACTCATTACTGGCCCCGCCGCTAGTACTACTTTTGCCGCTGGCGATACCGCCGCTTCTCACGCAGGTTGGACTGAAAACGTAGCTTATTCACAAGCAACACGGCCTCAGGCTACATTTGCTGCAGCTACTACGGCAGATCCGTCTGTTATTACGAACAGCGCTTCCCCTGCTACGTTCTCTATTAATGGTACGGCTACTATTGCTGGTGCGTTCTTAATTAGTAACAACACTAAGAGCGGCACGACAGGTATCCTGTTCTCTGAATCAGATTTCCAAGCCCCTGGTGATCGTTCTGTTGTAAACGGCGATACGTTGACTGTTACCTATCAATTCAGCCTTGACGCTGCTTAAGGAGTAAAAAATGGCAACTAAATTTATTAAAGGCCAAGAAGTAGTTGTAAAAGCCGTCGTTCCTCAAGGGCCAGTAGACGCTCTTCGCATGGACGAAGACGGTAACTTCTTTTACAAGATTAGCTGGGTTGATGTCGATGGTGTTTCGCAGACTCGTTGGTTTGCGGAAAACGACCTAGAAGCTAAGTAAGAGGTTTAATTGTTTGGTTACGCTGCATTTGCCCAAGTAGCCTTCGCTGCCCTAGCAGCGGGGGGTACGACCTATACGGCTACAGTAAGTGAAACGGCAACTGCGGCTGACCAAACATCCTCTGTAACAACCAGACGTGGCACGGTTGCTGAGACTGCTACTGGTGCAGATCAAGTATCTTCTGTAACAACCAGACGTGGCACGGTTGCTGAGACTGCTACTGGTGCAGATCAGGTATCTTCTGTAACAACCCGTCCAGGGTCTATAACTGAGACTGCTACTGGTGCAGATCAAGTATCTTCTGTAACAACCAGACGTGGCACGGTTGCTGAGACTGCTACTGGTGCAGATTCAATAAGCGCTAGTATTTCTGTTATTTCGTCTATATCTGAGACTTCTACAGGTACTGATGTCGTATCAGCGTCTATATCAATACAGTCTTCTATAACCGAAACTTCCACAGGTTCAGATGAGACATCCTCTGTAAGAACTCTACCTGGGTCGGTAACCGAGACTGTTACTCTTAGTGATGAATCGTCTTCTAGTTTCACATTCTTGGTTGACATTAACGAGGACGCCACTGCCTCAGATGAAACTTTTTCTACGCCTGATTATGTAGCGTCTATTGAAGAAACCATTTCTGGTTTAGATGAGACGAGTGCTTCGTTTTCTGTACAGTCAACGGTAGATGAAACTGTTGTAGCACAGGACGTAGTAACGTCTTTATTTGATGTCTTTGCAAGTGTTGCCGAAGATGCTACGGTAACGGATAGTACTAATAGCAAAGCGACATTTGCGGTTAGCGTTTCAGAGCTAATTACCGTTCAAGACGAAACGGCTTCTCAAGCTACCTTTGCAGTTACTGTACAAGAACTAAGCACCGTTACTGACGCCGTGGCAACCGCTGCCACCTTTGTTGGGTTAGTCTCAGACACTGCTACGGTAAGTGATTTAGCTCTTGGCGCTGTTATTTATTCTACTAACGTAGTCGAGACTGCAACTGTTGTTGATGCTGTGTCTGCTAAAGCTATCTTTGCTCCTGTTGTAAGTGAATTAGCGTCAGCGATAGATCAGACTTCAGCTAAAGCTATATTTACTACACGGGTAAACGAGACGGTTGTTACGGCTGATAGCGTATTGGCTAGGGCTGATTTTGTCGCTACGGTTCTTAATACCGTCACGGCAACTGACATCATGCGGGGTAGGTTCTTGTGGGAGATCATCAACACCTACGAGGCTACATCATGGCAAAATGTGAATACAGGTCAGACTACGGTCTGGACTAACATACCCAACTCTCCATAGGATAATTTATGCCTCTTGTTCTAAAAGATAGGGTACGAGTTACAACGACGACTACTGGTACGGGCACGTATACCCTTGGGGCTGCGGCTACTGGCTTTCAGTCTTTCACCGCTATTGGCAACGGCAATACGACGTACTACGCTGTTACCGATGGCACAAACTGGGAAGTTGGTGTTGGTACGTATTCATCTACTGGCCCTACGCTGGCACGGACAGAGATACTTGAGTCATCAAACGCCAACGCCGCCGTTAACTGGGGCGCAGGTAGTAAAGATCTGTTTGTTACTCTACCGGCAGAAAAAGCAATTGCACCAACTGTGTTGATCGTGAAAGATCGAAGCGATATTGCGGTTAATGTAGCTCTAGCGAACGGATTTTTACCTGTTACCAATAGAAGTGGCACTATCGTATACGTACCGGCTTCTTAATTAAGGAATAGATCATGGCAGATAAGTACCCATTAGTTCTTTACACTAACGAAATTAAAGAACTTCAGTCAGGCGACAACATTATTGGTTTTACGCTTAATGTCGCTACTTCTGCAACAGGCACATTACCGGTAGCTAATGGTGGTACAGGCGCATCTTCGCTAACTGCAAACAACGTTATCTTAGGAAACGGCACCTCTGCGGTCAGCTTTGTTGCACCAGGATCTAACGGTAACGTTTTGACTTCTAATGGCACTACTTGGGTTAGTTCCGCTGGTGGTGGTGCATCAACCAGTAAAGCCATAGTAATGGCTTACATTTTTGGATAATCAGGAGAATTAAATGGCCGCACCTAATATCATTAATGCGACGAACATTACCGGTAGAACCGCAGTAGCAAACCTGACCACGACAAGTGCCACGTCTGTTCTGAGTAACGCTGCCGCTAGTAACAAGGTGTTTAAGATCAACACCATCATGGTGGCAAACGTAGACGGCACTACTGCGGCTAACATTACGATCAACTACTATTCTGCTGCGGCATTAGGCGGAACTGCTACTGAGATTGTTAGCACTGTTGGGGTACCAGCAGATGCTTCTTTGGTGATAATTAGTAAAGACACCCCGCTATATCTTGAAGAAGATAGAAGCATCGGTGCTATTGCATCGACTGGCGGTGACTTGAAAGTTATTTGCTCTTACGAGGATATTACCTAATGAGTGAGAAAAAACTTGGTAATTTTATAGGCTACACGCCTATACCTTCTGGGGGGTCTTTAGGATCAGCCTCAGGCGTTTGGTATTTAGACGAACAGGAGCGTTATCAAGAGACAGGTAATTGGCCTAACTTCAACCCCGTAGCGAACATTGCGGTTCAGTTCTGTGTTGTTGCTGGTGGCGGTGGTGGCGCTGGTACTACAGCGCAAGCAGGGGGCGGTGGAGGTGGAGGTCTACGAGAAGGCACTCTTGCTACAACCACAGGCGCTAATATAACTGTAAGTATTGGCGCTGGTGGCGCTGGTGGAAACAATATTTACGGGGCTTTAGGTAGCCAGTCTGTTTTTGATACCGTGATTTCTTCCGGCGGCGGTGGCGGTGGGCATCAAAGTTTTACCGTACCCAATCAGTCTGGCTCTTTTATAGGTAACGGTCTAGATGGCGGTTCTGGTGGGGGTGGAGGGCAAAACTCAGCCGGTGGTACTTCATCGCCACCATATAGTCCCGGTTTTACTACACAAGCTCGTGGTGGCACTGCGTTTCCTTACTTCACCCCTGCACAGGGAAACAGTGGTGGTTCTGGTGCTTTTAGATGGTATGGTGTTGGCCCTTCTCCTCAAGCACCTTTTATATTTTCAGGTGGGGGTGGTGGCGCAGGTGGTCCTGGCAATTCTGGTGATAGTGAAGCCTATGGTGGTGGAAATGGCGGCGCTGGTAAGACAACCACTGTAAACGGTATTACCTATGCTGGTGGCGGTGCTGGCGGCTGTTCACCCAGTTATCCTTTTGGCAATGCTGGTTATCCCCTCCCCGGCCCAGGCTTTGGTGGCACAGGGGGCGGCGGGCCTAGTGTAGTTCCCGGTGCCCCTTCTCCTAACGGCACAACAAACACAGGCGGTGGTGGCGGTAGAAACAGCCCGGCTGGTAATGGTGGATCTGGGATCATTGTTCTTAAATACTGGAAGACAGACACCATTTCTTTCGGTGCTGGTGTTACTGGCACTAAAACCATTAGCGGCGATTTTGAAATTGCAAGTATAACTGCTGGTACAGGTACGGTTTCCTGGGCATCTGCTGGTAACCCTGCTCCTGCTTTGACTGTTGACTATCTTGTCATAAGTGGCGGCGGTGGCGGTGCTGGCGGTCGTGGAGGTGCAGGTGGTGGCGGTGGTCAGGTTACTGGAGCCAACGGGGTCTCGATGACTCCTGGCGTGTCTTACGCCGTTAGTATCGGTGCCGGTGGAGCGGGTGGGTCTGCTGCCAGCTCTGGGTCTACTGGTACAGCTTCCTCTTTTGATAGTTTTGTTACCTTACAGACTGCTGGTAGATTTGGTACAACTTATGGTGGTACGGGTGGGCAATCAGGATTTGGTTACGTAGGAAGCACTGGTACATCTTTTCCTGCTTATGTTGGTGGCGGTGGCGGCGGTAACACCGCTCCTGGTGGCGCTATTAGTACCGGCCCATCTTCTGCCACTGCTGGTGGTGGCGGTGCAGGTACTACTTCGATCATAACTGGCGTAAGTACTGGCTATGGTGGTGGTGGCGGTGGCGGTGGTGAACAAAATACTTCACCTGGCATAACTGGTAACGCTGCTAGTGGAGCCTCTGGTGGCGGTTCC